CGGATCCGCCAACGCGACACCGTCACCGTCCCCACCACCCACGCGCTCGCGGGCAGATGGACGGTCGAGGCGACTCCGGCCCCATACCCCCTGGGTCTGGCCGTCCCCCTCGCAAGGAGATGAGCCGTGTCCACGAGCTTCAAACCCAACAGCGCCGGTATCGCCGCCCTCCTGGTCTCCGGACCGATGCAGGCAGCCATGCTCGCCGCCGGCCAGGACGTCGCAGCCGAGGCCGCCCGCCGCGCCCCCAGAGCCTCAGGCGCCCTGGCCGCCTCCTTCCACACCGAGCCCACGACCGCCACCATCAAGACCAGAGGCGGCACCAGCCGCCGCGCCTCCGGCCGCGTCATCGCCGACGTCCCCCACGCCGCCGCCACCGAGTTCGGCCACGCCACCCAGGCCGGCACTCCCGTACCCGGAGCCCACACGCTCGGCCTCCTCGCAGCCGCCAAGTCCGCCCGAGGCAGGAGACGCACATGACCACCTTCACCGACCCCGTCGCCGTCCTGCGAGCCGCCACCACCCAGGCCACCGCAGCCCCCACCACCAGGATCCTGGACGCCGCCTTCACCACCGGCCCCATGCCCCTGGCCCACGTCCACCTCCTCAACACAGGCCCCACCGACGACGTCGACCGCACCGACACCATCGGCATCGACATCTACGCCACCACCCCCACCGGCCCCCACCAGGACGGCGCCACCGCGCTCGCGGAGCGTCTGCTGTCCGCCCTGGGTGAGTCGCCGGTGGTGACCAGTGAGGGCTTCGTGGACTCCGTGGAGGTGACGAGCTGCCTGGGGGTGCGCCCTTACTTCGAGGCGGTTGAGGTCGTCTCGATGGTCCTGTCCGTCACTCACCGTCCGCTCACCTGACCCCGCTCCGAAAGGAACTCGCCTCATGGCAACCACCACCATCGCCGCGCTGAAGAAGAAGCACAACCGGCGTGGCAACGTCCGCAAGGGTCTGAACGCCGTCGCGTTCCTGGCTCCTACCACCGTCGACCTGCCCGATGCGCTGACCGACGCCGGTGGCCAGCTCAAGGAGCTGCCTGCCGGCTGGCTGCCGGTCGGCCTGCTGACCAAGGACGGCATGGCGTTCTCCGCCGACGCCAGCGTCGAGGAGGTCGAGGCGCTCGGCTACGTCGAGTCCGTACGCACCGACCTGGTCAAGGCGCCCAAGACCGTCAAGTTCAGTGTGCTCGAGCCCTACCGCAAGCACCTGCAGCAGCTCGTCTACGGCGTCGACCTCTCCCAGGTCAAGGCCAACAAGGACACCGGCGAGATCGTCTTCGACGAGGCCCCGTTGCCCCTGCTCGAGGAGTTCCGGCTGCTCGCCATCATGTCCGACGGCCCTGCCGACGACGAGTGGCTTGTCGGTCGGGGCTTCCCTCGCGTCAAGCTCGGCACGATCCCTGAGGAGGCGTGGAAGTCGTCCGACCCGGTCCAGTTCGACCTGGAGCTCTCCGTGTTCTCCGACGAGGTCCTGGGCACGCCCTGCCGCCACTACCTGGGCGGTACTGGTGCGATCAAGCACCTGGACGCCATCGGCTTCGAGAAGGCCGCCTGAGCCCGGCCTCTCGCCTCATCGTCGAGCCGGCGGCCGCTGATCTCCCCGGCCGCCAGCTCGACCACCACCCCACACGGGAGATCCCGCACGCAAGGAGGAACCCGTGCCCGCACTGACCAAGACCATCACGACCGACGACGGTGAGGACCTCACCCTCAAGCGCGTCACCGACGACCCCGCCGAGATCACCACCCTGCGCGCCTCGGGCTGGGAGCAGGTCTCCGACGACACCGATGACGAGGCCGGATCGGGCCCCAAACCCACTCCGCCCGCACCGCCCGTGCCGGCAGCTTCGACCAACGCCCTCACCAAGCTGTCCTGACCACCAACCACACAAGGGAGATCACCCATGACCACGAAGCCGACCCTGACCCTGTCCGCCCTGGAGAAGATCGACGGCGCCGCCGACCCGGAACCCTTCACCCTCGGGCTCAAGTCCAAGATCGTCACCTTCCCCGACCCCTTCGCACTGAGCATCGAGGAGAGCGAGAGCCTCATGGCCGACCTTGAGGGGACCACGTCGATCAAGGCGACCCTGAACCGGTGGCTCAGCGAGGAGGACGCCGAGCTCGTCATCAAGAGCCTCAGCGTCCGCAAGACCCGAGTCCTGCTCGCACAGGTCAGGAAGCACTACGCGTCGTTCCTGGGCGACGAGGGGGAAGGCAGCGCCTCCGCGACCGCCTGACCCGGTACCGGAGGCCCATCACCCAGGACCTCGCGGAACAGGGCTGGGACATGCCGGCCCTGTTCCGCGCGCGGCGCTGGACCTTCCTGCTCGACCTCATCGACGGACTGCCCAGCCACTCGCGCACCATCTCAGCCATCCTCAACGACACCGACCGGGCCGAGCTGATGGCCGAGACGATCCTCACCCAGGAGGACGAGGACGACGACGTCGGGGAGGAGAGCACCTCTCTGGTCGGTCAGACCCCAGAGGTCCGCATACTCCAGGACATCGCCGACATCCTCATCGCCACAGCCGGCGGCAAGGAGACCTACCCCCGGCCCGTACCCATCGTGACCGCCGTCGTCGAGGAGATGCGTACCTCCCAGACGCTGGCAGCCGCGAACGACGTCATCGCCGTCCTGACCCCCTGGGCGCTCGAGTAACCCGCCCCATAGGGGCACCACGCAGCTCACGAGAGGTGGTGGTGCCCCCATGGCAGGCTTCCAGGCAGGCACCGTCTTCGTCGACGTCGTCCCCTCCATGAAGGGCTTCCTCAAGGAGATCAACGCCGACGTCAAGGCCCAGATGCCCACGGTCGGCAACGAGGCGGCCCGCTCCTTTGCCGACGCCTTCAGGAAGACCACCTCCACCACCGGCGCCGACATCGCCAACTCCTTCGCCGACCCGCTCGGCAAGACCACCGCCCGCCTCAAGCAGGAGGCAACTGCCGCCGGCCAGGCGCTCGCCTCCGCACAGAAGGAGGTCGCCGCCTCCTCGGGCAACCTGGCACAGGCCCGCAGCCGCGAGGAGGCCGCCGCCAAGTCCCTGGTCACCGCGGAGAACACCCTCCACCAGGCCCGTTCCTCAGGCAACACCGCCCAGATCGCACGCGCCGAGGAGGGCTACGCCCAGGCCCTGGACCGCTCCAAGGCGGCGAACAAGGCCGCGGACCAGGCCGCAGCCGACCACTCCCGGGCCATGGGCAAGGTCGAGACCGCTGCCCGCGACACGGACCAGGCCGTCGGCGCCCTGGCCTCCAAGACGGGCAAGACCAAGCGTGAGGTCGCCGAGGCCAACCCCGCGCTGAAGACGTACGCCACCAACCTCGACCACGTCGACACAGCTGCAGAGAAGGCCGGCGCGGCCACCGCTCAAACGGGCGCCAAGGTCTCCTCCATCAGTTCCTTGGCCCGCTCAGCGATCGCTCCAATGCTCGCCCTCGGCGCGGCCGTCGGAATCGGCGGCTTCGCCTCAGAGGCCATCGAGGCGTCCGACGCCACCGACAAGTTCGTCTCCACGCTCCAGTTCTCCGGCCTGGACACCTCGACGATTGACCGGCTCAAAGAGTCTGCCCAGAAGTACGCTGACGAGACCGTTTACGACCTGGCCGATATTCAGCAGATCACCGCGCAGCTGGCGTCAAACGGCGTCGACGGATTCGACAAGTTGGCAGAGGCGGCAGGCAATTTAAATGCTGTCGCAGGCGGAAATGCGGACACTTTCAAGTCCGTCGGAATGGTCATGACCCAGACCGCAGGGCAAGGAAAGCTGACGACGGAAAATTTTAATCAACTTTCCGATGCCATTCCTGGTGCTTCTGGGAAAATCCAGAAGGCCCTGCTCGATATGGGCGCCTACACCGGCAACTTCAGGGACGCGATGCAGAAAGGGGAGATCTCGGCTGACGAGTTCAACGCCGCGATCCTCCAGCTCGGCTCCGACGAGACGGCGGTCGCGGCCGCCAGGTCCACCAAAACGATCGAGGGCGCCGCAGGCAACCTCCAGGCCACCGTCGTCGGCGCGATCAAGGACCTCATCGACTACGTCAAGCCTGCCATCACCGGTCTGATGGGGTGGCTGGCCGATACCATCGGCGGATCCGTCACCTGGATCAAGCAGCACAAGGATGAGATGCAGGCCCTCGCCATCGGCGTAGGCGTCGCCGTCGCCGCGTACGCAGGCTTCTCCATCATCCCCACGGTCATCGGCTGGATCAAGGGCCTCACCCTGGTCCAGCACGGCCTGAACGCGGCGTTCAAGGCCAACCCCATCGGATTCGTCGTCACCGCGATCGCCCTGCTGGTCACCGGCCTGGTGCTCCTGTACAAGAAGAACGAGGCCTTCCGCCTCAAGGTGCAGGAACTCGGCAGGACCGTCGTCGAGATCTGGCAGCAACACATTCAGCCGGCCATCTCGGCTGTATGGGAGTGGATCTCCGGGACCCTGCTTCCCGGCATCCAGTCGGTCTGGGACCTTCTGACGAAGGGAGATTTCGACGGGAACCTGTTCGGGTTGGAGGAGGACTCTGCGTTCGTCGATTTCCTCCTGACCCTGCGTGAGGGGGCGATCGCGACCGGGGAGGCGATCTCGAACGCCTGGACCAACGTCATCCAGCCGGCCCTGTCTGACCTCTGGTCATGGGTCACGGGGACCCTGGCGCCGGCGCTAGCGGACTTCTGGACCGGTGTGGTCCAGCCTCTCTGGAACGGGTTCGCCACTGTTGTCTCTACGGCCTGGACGAGCGTCATCTCGCCGGTGCTGAGCGGGCTGTGGGCGTTCATCTCGAACGTGCTGATCCCGGTGCTCCAGTTCCTCTGGACGAACGTGGTCCAGCCTCTCTGGAACGGGTTCGCCACGGTGGTCTCCACGGCCTGGAACTCGGTGATCTACCCGGCCCTGTCTGCCCTGTGGGGTTGGCTGACGACTTCCCTGGTGCCGGCGCTGCAGGGGCTGTGGAACACGGTCCAGCCTGTGTGGCAGTCGATCTCCTCAGTGATCTCAGACGCCTGGAACTCGGTGATCTATCCGGCTCTGTCGGCGTTCTGGGGGTGGGTCAAGAACACGCTGGCGCCCGCGCTCCAGGAGTTCTGGACCAGCGTGGTTCAGCCGGTGTGGTCAGCCGTCTCCAGCTTCATCGCCTCTGCCTGGACCAACGTCATCTCCCCGGCTCTGTCGGCGATGTGGTCGTTCATCACCGGGGTGCTTGTACCGATCATCCAGTTCCTGTGGGCCAACGTGGTGCAGCCGGTCTTCCGGCTCATCGGCGCGGCGATCCAGACCGCCTGGGAGTGGGTCATCAAGCCTGCGCTCATGGGGCTGTGGGCGTTCATCTCGAACGTCCTGGCACCGATCTTCACCTTCCTCTGGAATAACGTCGTCAAGCCGGTCTGGCAGGGTATCTCCACGACCATCTCCACGGTAGTGAACTTCCTGTCTAATACCGTCTTCCCGAAGATCAAGACCGCGATCGACAACGCCAGGTCCGGTTTCGATACCTTCAAGTCGGGCGTACAGACGGCGATGAACGCCATCAAGGGCGCCGCAGCGACACCGATCAACTTCGTGATCGGCACGGTTTATCGCGACGGCATCAAGAAGGCTTTCGACACGATCGCTGAGAAGGTTGGCCTGTCGCTGCGCCTGCCGAGCGTGAGCACGATCCCGGGGTACGCCTCGGGTGGCCAGTGGCAGACCATGACGCCCGGATACACCCCGGGCAGGGATGTGTTCACCTTCTTCTCACCCGACGGCGGCGGCTCCCTGCGCTTGTCGGGTGGAGAGGGGATCATCCGGCCGGACTCGCTGCGGGCCCTGGGCGGCAAGCCTTGGCTGGATCGGGTCAACGCCTCCCGGGGCAAGGGCCTGGCCAATGTCGGTGACACCGGCACAAGACGCGGCCAGGTCGCCTTCGCCAAGGGAGGTATCTGGGACCGCGTCAAGGGATCGGTGTCCTCGTCGATCAGCTGGGTGAAGAACACGGCCTCGGCGGTCGCGGACATAGTCTCCGACCCGATCGGTGCGGTCACTAACCTGGTGATCTCCCCAGCGAAGGAGCTCCTCAAGTCTATCGGCTCGAGCTTCTGGGCGCAGACGGTGGGCGCGATGCCGCCCTTGTGGTTCGAGTCGTTGAAGAACCTCTTCAAGTCCAAGACCGAGGCGGCAGGCCTGTCCGGCGGCTCCGGCTTGGTCGGGGCCGCACGCAAGGCAATAGGTGTGCCCTACGTCTGGGGTGGCAGCTCGATCCCACCGGGTCTGGATTGCAGCGGCTTGGTCTACTGGGCTGCGAAGCAGCTCGGACTGGGCTGGCCGAGGCTGACTGCGGCCGGATACCAGTCCGGGTCGACGCCGATCTCATGGAACGCGGCCGTGCCCGGCGATCTCCTGTTCTGGGGTTCACCGGCGCACCATGTCGCCATCTTCGCCGGCGGCGGCAAGATGGTTGAGGAGCCTCGGGAGGGGCTGTCCGGCCGTGAGATCTCCATCTGGGGCTCCCCCACGGTCGGCCGCTACGGTGGCGCCCGGAAGTACGACGCCGGCGGCTGGCTGCCCCCGGGTGCGCACACCGCGGTCAACCAGACCCGCAGCCGGGAGGCGGTCCTGACCGCACGGCAGTGGTCGGATGTTTCCAAGCTCGCCGCCCAGGGGGCCTCGAACGAGGCTCTGCTGGCAGGTCTGGACGGAACTGAGGTCCGCCTCGTCGTCGATGACTCCACGGCACTGGACGCGCATGTTGAGGTTGTCGCCGCCGGGGTCCTGGATCGCCGCGCACGGACTCTGGGAAGGGGACGACGCTGATGACCCGGACGAACCTCCTGCTCAACGGGGCATTCGGAAGCGGAGTGACCGGCTGGACTGCCGAGCAGGCGATGATCTCCGCAGATTCCGGGCGGATGCGGGTGATCCCGTCGTCGAGCTCGTGGACGGTGTCCTCGGACTCGACGCCGGTGACCCCGGGCCAGTGGGTGTCCCTGGCTGCGGACATCACTGCCGGCGATTCCCCGGTGGACCTGCGTCTGCGGTTTGCCGGCACAGACGGCCCGGCACCGAGGGCGTCCGCTCCCGCCGGGAGCACGGGCCGCGTCGTCGTGACCGCGCAGGCACCGGCTGGCGCCACCACGGTGCAGGCTGCCCTGTCCGCTTCAACCGGCGGCGTGGCTGCCGCCTATCCTCCGCTCTCGTCTCGGGACGCGTGGGAGCTGGGAGCTGCGGTCCAGGCCGCTGACGGGGTCGCCGCCGGGGCCTGGGTCGTGCCAGCGGGGGCCGATGTGTCTGATGGGAAGGCGACTGTCACCGGGACTCTCAGCATGGGCGTCCCAGCGGCGGCTGTCGCCGGCCACACCCTGGGCCTGTCGTGGAGCGCCTCAACGACCGTGGCTGGAGCCCTCGTCCAACGAGGCGGCTTCTATGGTGTCACTGCCGACGGCATTCTGAAGAAGTCCTACCTCGCCAGGGGCTTCCAGGGTCTGACGGATACGGAGACCACCTATCAGGACTCCGTCACCATCCCTTCAGCCGAGACCCTGGCTGAAGACGGCGTCGAGGTCGTCTACCCGGTCGTCTTTCTTGCGGCAGGGGTGACATTCACCCGCGTCGAGGTGTTGGACGAGACCACCCAGACCCTCTGGGCAGACAACACGATCCTCCAGGTCGGGGACACGCAGAGGGACGTATCGGACACGTCCTTCTTCGACGGCGACACCCGCCCGGTCAGGATCGGCGACACCGGGAAGGCATTGGTCTACTCCTGGACCGGGGTGCCGGGAGGCTCTACGTCGCGTGAAGAGGTCGGCCGGTGGCCGATCTTCACCCTGACCGCGATCATCCCCGACGGGGACGCCCCAGTAGTGCAGGTGATCGTGCCTGGCCTCTATGCACGATCGGGAACCCAGGTGAGAGTCACCGGCCACGCGGAGAACGGGTTCTCCTGGACGGTGCGTGGCAGTGGCAGCATGGGCAACGACTCCCAGCTGGTGCTCGGTGACGCGCTTGCACCCGTCAACACGCCTTTGACGTACCGCATCGTGCGGTCTTGGGACGGGCAGACGGTCGAGTCGACGCCGGTGACACGCCCGTGGTCGGGGCGGTCGCTGATGACCGATGTCCTCGGGGGCGGCCGCCTGGATCTGATCTGGCAGGGAGACGACTCTCGTGCGCCGGACCAGCGGATCACTGCTCATGAGATCCCTGGGCGCCCAACTCCGGTGTTGGCCTTCGCCCCAGTCATGGGGGCTGGCACGGTCTCGCTGACGGCCCGCACGAGCGGGGCTCACACGCAGACGATGACAGCTCTGGCCGCCCGCCCGACTATCGCGCTCCTGTTCCACAATCCTGCCAGGTGCTTCCAGTGCCGCCGCGGGGTCTGCGACGTACCGCTGACGACGGTCATGGCTCTGACTTCGGTGTCGCAGGCGCGCACGCCCCGCCAGGATCAGGCGGAGCGGGCGTGGACCATCAAAGGAACCATCTGCTCGGTCCCGGAGCCGCAGCGCATCGTCGGCCTGTCCGTCTGGGACGACTTCGACGCGGCGGCTCTGACCTGGGTACGCCTCGACGCCATGGGCCTGTCCTGGGACGACTTCGACGCCACAATCTGGCAGGAGGTCCGGTAACCAGTGCTCCAGCGCCCCAAGATTCCCTCCGACGCCCTGAGTAGCGCGTTCTCCTGGGAGGCTCGCGTGGACTCATGGCTCGGCCGGACCTGGCTGGGCCGGGTGCCCGTCAAGGCCGGATCCGTCACCTGGACGACCAGCCAGCAGGTCCAGGGCACCCTTAGCCTGACAGTGCCCAGGATCGGCGCCGTCAGCCAAGATGAAGGAGCCCGCGACTGGACCCCGCTCGCGCCTGACTCCCCGCTCGCGGCCATGGGACAAGTCCTCCATGTGCAGGTGACCGTCGCTTCCCTCGTCTCCACCGACCGATGGGACATCCCCCTCGGTCGCTTCCTCATCACCCAGTGGGAGGTCGGGGCAACCGATATCCGCATCACGGGCAAGTCACTGTTCCAGCGCCTTGAGGACGACCGCCTCACCTCACCGACCGTCCCTTACTCGGGCGGCACACTCGCTTCCGAGCTGCGCCGCCTGGTGGGAGGCCACATGGGCGTCATCGTCAGTGACGCTCTCACCAACCGGCCCTGTCCCTCGATGTCCTGGGGAGAGTCCCGCATCGACGCCGTCTACGAGATCGCCGACGCCTGGCCGGCCCGCCTGCGCGAGGGCCCCGATGGGGTCCTCTACGTCCTCCCGCCCGTTCCGGCTCTTACCGAGCGGCCGGAGACAACCCTGACAGACGGCGAAGCCGGCACCGTCATTGGAGTCACCCGCCAAGGCTCTCGAGCTGGGATATTCAACCGCATCGTCGCCCGGGGACAGGAGCAGGACGATGCTGGGCAACCGCGCTTCCAGGCCATCATCGACCAGACCACCGGCCCCCTGCGCACCTCCGGCCCCTACGGCATCGTCACCAAGTTCTTCAGCTCACCCCTCATCACCTCCAAACAGGCGGCACTCAACTCCGCCACCACGATGCTCGCCACCTCGGTCAGGCAGAAGACCACGGTCCCCGTCACCCACACACCGAACCCGACTCTCACTCTGGACACCCCGGTCGAGCTCATCACCGCCAACATCGACGGCGCAGCCACGATCACCCAGTGGGGAATCGTCACTTCAACCGAGATCCCCCTCGTCTACAGCGGGACGTCACGCTCGGACGTCGAGGTGGTGACCACAGCATGAGCCTGCCCATCCTCGACCTCCTCACCTCCGCGCCAGCAGACGAAGGACCACGCCCAGGATCCGACCGCGCCATGATCGCCGTCGCCCGCGTGCTCGACGTCGCCAACGGCGGCACCACAGTCACCGTCTCTCTCCTCGGCTCCGCGGGCATCACCCTGCCAGCCACCGCCTCCACCTGGACAGGCGTCGAAACTGCCTACGTCCTCCTCGACCCCGACACCGGACGCCCGATCCACGTCCTCGGCCCAGCCCCAGCCCCCAAGACCGGCCCGATGTCCTTCAGCCCACCCGAGGCCACCACCAACACCGTCACCTGCACCGCCCACCCCACCTGGACCGGCACTCACGCCCCAACCGGGTGGAACCGCTTCGGCGCCGCCATTGTCGGCCACCCTCGTGACCTCAGCCAAGGAGACGCCGGCACCGGCACCCTGACAGGCCTAGCCACCTACGGCCAACAGATCCCCGCCATCGGCACCACCAGCATCACCCGGGCCACCCTCACCGCAACCGGCAACGGCGCCAACCCCAACACCTGGAACGCCGTACTCCAATGCGCCACCTACACCGACGCCGGCCCCCAACCCACAGGCCCCCAGGCCACCGGAACCATCACCAGCAACCAAACCAGCACCATCGACATCACCGCGCTCGCGGACGGCCTGCTCGCGGGCCAGGGAATCGCTCTGGTGGGCGCCGTCTACGGCGGTATCCGCGGGCAAGGCAACTCGATGGTGCTATCCCTGGAGTGCGAGGTTGAGTCATGAGCGGCGGTTGGTCGGTGTGCGGCCTGTGCGGCGTCGTTGTCGCCGACATTCCTGGTCACGTCTATTGGCATGAAACCGGAGCACTTGAAATCGTCACCGAGATCATTGAGAAGCTCCAGCAAACACCAGAATCCGATGCGGGAGAAAACAGCCGAACAGAAGAGTCAGAGACAACAGATTCCACGACCACCCCCTCAGAGGGAGAGGAGTAATCGCATATGCCATCGATCGACGTCAGAGGCCATCTGGTGCCAAATGGGAGCGAGCCAGCATCCCGCCAGTCACTTCTGGACTTCTCTCAGTCCGTCCCTTCAGTCAAAGCCTGCGACTCAGAGACAGCAGCTATCCAGCACATCAATGCCCTCAAGGCTGCCGGAGTTAAGATCACTGAGAGCAACCCCGTATTCGTGTGGCGCTCAGACATCAGAGCGCTTCTGGTGTGGGATGGTCTTCGCTGGGCAGGAACCAGCCGGTTTCGCATCGAGACCCAACAGACCGGAGACAGCGGAATCACCTACAGTCAGCCAGGTCCGAACGAAATCATGATCCTGCAAACCGGTCGACTATCCAATGGAACGTACGGACACGCAAACGGAGCCGGATTCTTCTCATTCCAACCGTTCCCACAGCCATTCCCAAAGGCCTGCCTGACAATCAACATCACCAAACTATACAACAATAGCGGGAAATTTAAATTCATCTCTAATGCCGTACCCATGGTAGACAGGCTAGACAGGACCGGGTTTCGAGTAATGTTTCCCGGCGAGAAGCAATCCACCGCACACTCACTCATGTGGCAAGCCATCGGCTACTGACAACCAGTCAGTCAACTCTCCCCGCGCCAGCCTGGTGGCGGGGTTTTCTGTACCCAGAATCAGGAAGGATTCGCATGTCTGTCGCGTCAGTCGCAGCCCGCATCGCACGTCGTATCTGCGATGTGGAGGATGTTGGTTACTCGCAGCCGGATCGTAGGACGTGGTACTCGGTGGCGGACTGGGAAGGTCACGTCAAGAGCCCACAGAACGCCGACTGCTCCAGCTTGGTGTGCGGGGCCATCAATTATGGTTTGCACGACGATCTTGGCGTCCCCTGGGGGCACAAGGCTCTGCTCGAGATTGATGACTTCTGGACGGGCAATATGAGGGGCGGCTTGGAGGCCCGAGGCTTCCAGGAAGTGCCCTGGGAGGACACCAGCCTTTACCCGGATGGTGGTTTCCAGACCGGCGACGTTGTCCTCTCGGTGGCCAGCGAGGGAGGCAAGGGGCACGTCATCATCATCACCGACGCCGCCAACGACCTCCTCAGCGAAGCCTGGATCGCCGAGGACGGCAGCATTGACGGCTACCTAGGGGATCAGACCGGAGGCGAGACCAGAACCGTCCCCTACAGCACGCACCCGTACACCAGCTCGGGGGCCTGGACAAGCTGCCACCGCTTCAATAGCGACCGGTTCCTAGCCCAGTGGCCGGAGTTCGCCACGACGACCCCGACGCTCAAGCCCACGCCGGCCCCCACGCCGGCACCGTCGGTGCCGGCTCATGCTCACGGTATTGACGTCTCCTCTTACCAGGAGGAGGCCAACATCGCGGGCATGTGGGCGGACTTCGTGATCGTGAAGTGCACTGAGGGCGATGGGTACACCAACCCGTGCATGGGTGCGCAGGCGCAGGCGACCTTGAGCAGCGGCAAGAGGCTGGGGTTCTATCACTTCGCCCGTCCCGGCGACGTCTCCGACCAGGTGCGGTACTTCCTGGCCGCTGCCAAGCCCTATCTCGGGCGGGCGACCTTGTGGCTGGACTGGGAGGACGACGCCCCGGCCCAGGGACCGGGGTGGGCTCTGGCTTGGCTCGACGCCGTCGCAGCTGCTAGCGGCACGACACCGGGCATCTACATGAACGACTCGGTCCTTGGTGGCTACGACTGGGCTGGCGTCGCCGCGAGGTACCCGTTGTGGTACGCCGACCCGACGAACTACAACACCACCTACATCGGCTACATCGACCCGGCCGTCCCCTCGCTTCGGTTCTGGGGGCAGCCGTTGATTCACCAGTACTCCCAGCGGGGGCGCCTGGCCGGCTACGGCGGGGCACTGGACTTCAACCGGCTTCGCGACCGCGCTACCTGGGACCGGATGGTTGGCGGCGGCCAGGTCAACGCCCCGGCCCCGGCCGCGTCCGCGGCGCAGGCGAGCCCCTACACCGGCAAGTGGAATCGGTCGGACGGCCAGGGCGAGCTTGTCTGCAACGGGGTCTTCGGGCCCGCGACGATTGGTCGCCTCCAGCAGGTCATGGGCACGCCCGTTGACGGGGCCCTGGACGACGACGGTAGCCCTGCGATCGAGAGGCTCCAGGCGTTCCTGAACTCCGCGGTGCCGGCGGACACGCAGGTCGCACTGAACGACTCGCCAGCGCTCGACGTCGACGGCGTGCTCGGCCCGGACACGTGGCGCACGCTCCAGTACCTCATCATCGCCTGGCACAAGGAGTACCTGCCCCCGGACTGGGAGTTCGGCGACTGGGTGGACGGGGAGGCCGGCCCGGCGACCATTGGCGCCCTCCAGCGCGCACTCAACAACTCCAGGGCTGGCTCCGGCCGCCTCTGGTGACCATCTACCGAAAGGACTAGCCGTGAAGGCACTCTTCTCTGACCCGTTCGTCACTACCGTCGTCCTGGGGGTTCTGTGGCCCCTCATTCAGGCGGCCCTGGACCGCCCCTGGTGGACCCGAGGCCGCCGCGTCACCCTCGTCATCGTAGCCGCCATTGTCCTGACGACCGGCGCGTGGGCCATCAGCGCCTACCCCCTGGCCGTCGAGACCTTGGCCGCCCAGACCGGCCGCTTCCTCGGCTTCGCCTGGCTCGCGTTCCAGGCCCTGTCCCACATCAAGATCCACGGCATCACCGTGATCGAGTGGGCCGGAATCCTCACCCCCGGAGGCGAGACCCGCACCGACTACACCCCCCGCCACGCAACCGGCGCCCAGGGTGGGACGGAGCTCTGATGAACACCGTCATGCCGTCGCACCCCTTCGTGGAGATCTTCTCCTCGCAAGAGGTCGCGGCGGCGGCGGGCGTCTTCCTCCTGGCCGTCATCGGCCTGGCCACGATGGGCGTGCGCTGGGCGCGCGCCTGGGTCGAGACTCAGATCGGAGCCCTGCACTCGCAGGTCGCTGAGGTGGGGGACCGAGCCAAGGGAGCCAGAGAGGCAGCAGAGCAGGCCGTGGATGCCACCACCAACAGTCACGGCACCCACATCCGCGACGACCTCGACGAGGTACGAGACGCCGTAGACACGATCCTCAGACGGATGGACGCAGCCGAGCTCGCCCGGATCGAGGAGCGCGACACTCGCGAAAGACGGGACCGCCGTGCCGAGGACCAGATCGACGGGATGCGCGACGACATCCGCAGCCTGACCGCTTCCGCTGAGCGCGCCCACGCCCGCCTCGACGAGCGAGTCACAGCATTGGAGGCAGCCAAATGATCGCCGACGCCATCGCCCGCGCACTCACCCAGTGGACGCCAGAAGACCCAGCCTCCTGCGACCCCGCATGGGCCGAGACAATGCGTCAGGACCTCGAGCAGGCCCAGAAACTGATCGCAGAAGCCCTCGCCAACCTCAGCCGGCCAGGTTCATGATCTGTACGGTCCAGGCTAGATTGGGGCCCCTCCAGCCGTTGGCTGGAGGGGCCCCAATCTTGTCTTGCTGTCCGGGAGACTCTCCACAGTCCGCCGATAGCCTGCTCCTCACACTCAACCAATGGCTACACAACGGGCCACACCCTCTCTGTAGTATGCGAACGACACGCTGACATCAACCGCATGATTCCAAAGGAAAGCCAATGCTCCCTTGATTGATTGCATGAATCATCGCCGGACTTTTAATCCGAAGGTCGTGGGTTCGAGCCCCACAGGGGGTACCAACGAAAAGCCGTCACACCGCGGAATACCGGCGCTTCCCCCAACTCACTAGAGACGCCCATGTCGGCTATTTCCGGTATCCTTTGGCTACACGATGGGCTACATGGTAGCCAGCCAAGGAGGAACAGGGATGGGCGCGAGACGGGGCAAAGGCGAGGGATCCGTCTACAAGGACGCCCAGGGCCGGTGGGTGGCCGCAGTCCCGCTCCCACCGGACCCAGCCACCGGCCGCCGGCGCCGCAAGGTATTCCGCACCCGCTCCAAGGTCGAAGCACTGCGCAAGATGCGAGAGACGCAGAACGAACTCGCCCGCACCGGGAACGTCTCCACCAACCGCCCTGTGACCGTTGCCGAGTGGATGGAGCAGTGGATCGACCAGGACGTCGCCCCGATCCGCAAGCCCGCCACAACAGCCGACTATCGCTCCCTCACTCGCACACACATCGTCCCAGCTATCGGTCGCTGCCGGATCGACCGCCTCTCCTCCAGCGACATCCGAACCCTCCACCGCTACATCTCTCAGTCAGGCAGATCCTCCTCCACCGCCGCCAAAGTCCACCGAGTCCTGCGCGCTGCGCTCGCGGCTGCCGAGCGTGAGGGGGTGGCGCCCAGGAACGTGGCGCGTCTGGTGAAGGCCCCGCCGACGTTGTCGCAGCCGCCTCGTGCGATGAGCGCTGAGGAGGCCCGCAGGTTCCTGAGGGCGAGGCGCTCGCGAGGCGATCATGCGAGGTGGTCGTTGGCGCTCATGGTCGGAGAGCGTCAGGGCGAGGCGCTCGGCCTGCAGCTCGATCACCTCCACCTCGACGATGCGATGCCCTGGGTGGATCTCGCCTGGGAACTGCGCAGGGTGACTTGGGAGCACGGGTGCGGGATCAAGGCTCTGGGAGCCTGGCCATGTGGCTACCGGAGGGCGGGTGACTGCCCTGATCGTGAGGCGCCGGTCCCGTCGCACATGGAAGCAGAGCAGGTTCACGGCGGCCTGTGGCTCCTGCGTCCCAAGACCATTGGCTCACAACGCCGCGTCGCCTTACCGCAGGTTCTGGCCGATTCGCTCGCCGAACATCTTGAGACAGCTAGGCCAACCAGGTTCGTCTTCGAGTCACAGCCAGGGGTCCCCGTCGATCCTCGCCGCGACCACGAGGACTGGAAGACGGCGCTGAAGGAGGAGGGGCTGCCTACGATGAGGCTGCACTCGGCGCGCCATACGGCAGCAACGCTGCTGCTCGAGGCGGGAGTCTCGCTGAGGACCGCACAGGAGATTCTTGGGCAGACGCAGGCTCTGACGACGGCCCGCTACCAGCATCCCAGCCTGGAGCTCCAGGCTGCCTCGTTGGAAGAGATTGCTGGCGCCATCACCTGATGTATGACTCCCCCATCCCTGTTCCCATCTGCTGAAAGGAAAATCTCAAATGGATCGATTACCCCCATGGGGCAACGCCCCCGCACCTATGATGGTGATGTCATGAGCACGACCGCAGAGGAGGCGAACCATGACGGTAGCGACGATGTCCGCAGCGATCCGGTCCGGCGCGACTCGGGGGTTCCGCCTCGCCATGAACCCGAGCATGGGGAACTACAGGCGGTTGAGGACTCCTCAGCGAGACGTGACGTCGAAGGCGTGGGAGTCAGTTGGTCGCAGCCTGTCCTCGGCGATGCAGACGGAGGGCCGCTCGCAGGCTTCCAGTCGTCGTTCCAGCTGACGCAGGCCTACACCGGTCCACTTCCTGCGCCGAGCGATTTCGGTGCCTTCGAACGGACGCAGCCCGGGGCCGCGGATCGCATCTTGACGATGGCTGAGAATCGACAAGCCGCCGAGATTGAGAACCAGCGGCTGACGACACGCGCTGAAGCTCGGGCCTTCCTTGGTTCGGCCTGGGCTGTCGCCTTCCTCCCTTGGGGGCTCCTTGTGGCGACAGTCATCCTTGGGATCTACGGCCAGCCCGTTGCCGCGACCTTGACGGGAGTAGCCACAGCCGTATCGGCTGGCCCCCAGATCATCGCGGCGAGTCGCTCAAATAAGCCGAACAGCTGACAGACAAGACGGTGAGGCGGCCCACCACCCATCTCGGGCGGTGGGCCGCCTCACCGTTCCTGGGCCTTAGCAGGCGAGGTCGTGCGCCAGGCCAAGGCGGGAGTACTCGACGTCGTCGAGGAAGGCGAGGCGGGTTCGCAGGGTGTCGACGTCAACCCAGAGCAGTTCTGCGGCCTCGAGCTCGCTGCGTGCCTGGGTGAGCGCATCGACGAGCTCATCGATGGGGATGAGCCGTTGGGCGGCTTCACGTGCGACGTCGGCCTCGACGTCAGGAGGCTGGCAGGTGCGGTGCCCGCGCTCGAGGTGGATGAGTTCATGGACGAGGGTGCATCGCGCTTCGGCAACGGTCTGCTCGACGGTAAGCCAGATGGAGGTTCCGTCGGTGCACCCTAGGACGGTGGGCGGGAGAGAGTTGGTGGGCCAGACGTCGGTGTTGGGATGGGCTGAGAGCAGGGTGCTCCAGGGGCGCTGCGTGCGCGCCCCGCAATCTGTTTGGGACATGTTAGTTAAGGAAGGGGAAGGCCCGGAGGAAACCGGACAGGTGAATAGGTGGGCCTATCTTGCCTCCGCACGGCCTGAATTGGGCTGATTAGACCGGCTTATTTGAGGTTGTATCTAAATTGTTACCCGTAAGTTAGTCGCCTTCGTGCTGCACATTCGCTTCGCGCTCACGGCAAGCCTTCTCCATCTCCCACTCAGGGCGGTGACCCACAGTGCGGGCCGCAGCCTGGTCGAGCGGCGGGGGCGGCGGCACATCAGGACGAAGCGACAGCACCTGCGCACCATCGGAGACAGCCACATCGCTACCCCCACCGTCGCGAGCACCGTTACTCGACCTTAGTGAAGGTGCAACCGAACCGGTACGGTCCGAACTCGAACGAGCCACTGCCGACGCCACTTCCGCCTCAGCGGCGGCTATGAACTCCGATCCACTCCGGCCGATCGCCCTGGCGATCGCAGAGATCTCGCCAACCGTCGCAGGGGGCGTTCCGAGACGCAGAATGATCGAAACCCGGTTCTGCGACATGCCCGCCTTCTCGCCGACATCCGCATGCTTGGCGCCGGTCTCACGCACCGCGTCAGCAAGTAGCGACTGGGTCAGGTGGTCGACGGGCCTGAGCTGCTTTGCGCGTGCCATGGGTCCACAGTGACACAGTCGTTACCGAAGCGCAACCGAAGTGGGTTTGACGGGAACCGAATTGGGTTCCATCATACTGCCATGCCCTCAAACCCAATTCGGTTCGTCACTCTCGACCAGGAGGTGTCGGGCGTCGTCCGCGCCGAGCTCGGACGCGCTCGCATCAGTCAGGGGGAGATGGCCTCTGAGATCGGCATGCACCCCAACGTATTCGGTCGCAAATGCCGCGGCCAAGTGGCCTTCTCCCCATCCGAGCTCGCCGTCGTCGCCGAGCGCCTAGGTCTCACCGCTTCCGCACTCACCGCCGAAGCGGAAGAACGGTTCTTCAACACGTCGTCACGTTCGCGAGCCATGGCTCCCGCGCTCGTAGCCTCGCCGTCGGCGTCCGCTTCCGCAGAGGAGGCTGAGTGATGCCTGACGTGACTGGATGGTCCGAGGAGGAGATCCTCGACTACGAGAACGGCTTGGCTGCGCAGGAGTCTCTGTCTTCGCCGCGGCAAGAGGCCTACTTCGACGCGTACCGCGTCGCCGCTATGCGGGCCATCGACGAGGGGCTCGGTAGTCAGTGGCTCAGGGATGAGGAACGCAGGCTTCGTAGCCTCGACCTCGCGGAGCTCACTACTTACAGCGCCCAGGAATGTGACGCCGCTGGCACTGTCGGCACTAGGCATCAGGGCCTGCTCGACGATAGGGGCAAGCGATGAGCGCAATGACACTGGACGCGCTCGCGGAACGTCTGGATCGCCTTGAAAAGCTGTTGCTGGCGGGCGCCGTGGAGGAAGTGCGCACTCTCAACGTGACGGAGGTGTGTCGCTTGACCGGACTGCCTAGGAAGGCGGTGCTGGCTGCCATCCGGACCGAGGATCTGCCCTCGATCGAGTTCGGGGAGAGGACCAAGGTGGTCCGTCCTCATGACCTCGACCTGTGGATCGAGAGCCACGAGCTGCGCGGGTGACCGCGTGCACCTGCCCTGGCAAGAGGGCGCCCCGCGCTGTGTGCGTCAGCGGCGGGGCGAAGGAATCAACCAATGAATCCGCGAAGGAGTATACCCATGGAAACCCGTTACACACCGCGTCACCGGCGCAGGTCCCGGCTGTCGGCCATAGCCGTGTCTGTTCGTAGGGCCCTGCGTCCGCGCTGGGAGTACCGAGAGGTGAGCATTCTCGATGTCCTGGCCGAGGAGCGCGGAAGCGTCCCGACGCCGTCACTGTCGTCTCGGCAGGCCCGGTGGGGCGCTGTCCTGCTGGCCTTGGGCGCTCTGCTGATCGTCGGGAACCTAGTCGTTTGCCTGACCCGAGCGTGGGCCTTCTCCGGGCTGGCGATCCCCGCCGTCGTCTTTGTGGGCGCGGGCGTGGTCATGCTGGAGCTCTCACCGGAGGCCGGCGTACGCCCCTGGTGGGAGGAGCCTGGCATCGGTGACACCAGTTCCGCTGAGGCTGCTGGTGAGGGCGACCCGTCGGGGGTGGCGGCATGAGCCGGCGGAGGTCTACGAAGATCGACTGGTCCCACGGCCCGGTCCAGTGCGTCGCCCGGGGCTGCACCACGATGCTACGTCCTAGTAGCCAGCGCGCCGAGGGCGAGTGGGCGAACACCGTGCGACACAAGAGCCATGGCATGTGTTTCAAGCACTGGCAGCAGGCCGCCATAGCCGAGGAACGTCTCTCCGAGCGGCTGCGTACCCGTTGGGGGAGACCTGAGATGACGATCCGAGACTCTGCGGCGACGGTGTTCTGGCCGCTGCCGGCTGAGGGGACCTGGCTCGGGCGGGAGAAGCGGGATCTGGAGAGCTGGGCGCGAACGGAGCTGGAACGCCTCAGGTACCGAGTGACGGGGCGGACGGTGTTCACAGTTCGTCACGGCCAGAACCCGTTCATCTCGGCGGTCTTCTGCGTCCGGGACATTCCTCCTCACCAGCCCTCACGAGCGGCACGGACGGCGGTGGCGGCGTGAGTGGGAATGTGCAGTCGGGGCGGCGTCGGGATCTGTGGCAGGCGTTGACGCCTTTGCAGCAGTCGGAAGCGTTGCGGTTGACGTTGGCGGTGATTGCGTCCGCCGTGTCGGGGTCGGCGCGGGCGGTGGCGTCCTGCCTGGCTGAGGCCGGGCGGGTGGCCCCTCAGGTGGAGGCCCATGTGCTGTGGGCGGCGCGTGAGCTGACTGGGCCGATGAGGCTGGTCGGTGACACGGAGTCGGTGTCGTCGAGGTGGCTCGAGGAGGGCGCGCGGGTGCGCGCCAGGCAGCGCAGGGCCAGTGTTCAGGAAGGACTTTTCTCATGACTACGACAGTGGAGCGGCCGGTGATCGGCGTCGATGACGAGCAGGCCCGCCTGGTGGTGTTCGCGCTGCTTGATGCGGCCGGCGGGGAGCCGGCGGTGGAGGTCTCCCAGGCGGTGCTGGCTCAGAGCACCGGGCTGGACCGTCGGACCTTGCGCCGGGTGCTGGACCGGTTGGAGGCGGCCGGCTGGGTGGGCGTGGAGCGCCCCGCGACCCCTAACAGCCCGGCTGTCTACGGGATCGCCGGCCTGGCGCAGACATGTCGAGACGTGGGTCTGACCCCGCCGGCGCCTGCCTCGCCGGCCGTGGTGGAGCGGGGCCCCAGGGTCCTGTCCCGCCAGGAGGCCACCCACCCTCTGGACCATGTTGTGGAGGGGGCCCGCTACCTGGTCAACCCCGAGTACCTGCAGGCCGGGGAGAACGTGCGCCGTGACCTGCGGGCGGGCAAGGGCTTCCTGGAGACGGTCCGCGCTCACGGCGTGGTCAAGGACATCGACGTCTACGTGACCTTGACGGGCCTGGTCGTCCTGGACGGTCACCGCCGCCTGGACGCGGCCCTGACCCTGCACCTGGAGAGCGTGCCGGTGCGGGTGGTGCGGGTCGATGACGAGGCCGAGCGGATCGCCAGCCAGCTGATGGTCAATGACGAGGCAGAGCACTGCAACAGCGCGGAGCGGGCCGACGCGATCCAGCAGCTCGTGCTCCTGGGCGTACCTGCCCAGGACCTGCGCAGGCGGGGTGTCCGGGGTGAGGAGGTCGCGGCCGCCAGGGCCGTGGCAAGCGCCCCGCAGGCCGTACGCCAGGCCGCCGTCGAGCGCCCGCAGATCGACCTGGTGGGGCTCGGTCACCTGGCTGAGCTCGCCACCGACGCCTTAGAGGACTCACCGGTGGTGGCCAAGGCCGTCGCCGATGCGATCGAGCGGCCCGACCAGGTCGAGCACATCGTCGCCCGGGCTCGGGCTGAGGCCGAGGAGGAACGGATCTTGGCCGACAAGCGCGCCGAGCTCGAGGCCCAGGGGATCCGGGCCTTTGAGGATGCCAAGGAGTGGTCCCTCTATGACAAGGGTCAGCGCCTGGACTCCCTGGTCGACGACCATGGTGAGGTCCTGACCGAGGCGACGCACTCCTCCTGTCCCGGCCACGTCGCCGTGGTGTACCCCGCCGTCACCTGGGAGGGTGACCAGCGCAAGGTCACCGGGACGCGGGTCGCCTTCTGGTGCGATGACTGGAGGGCCCACGGGCACCGCAACCGGTGGGCCCGCAACACCTCCGGGGCGACCTCAGGGCCCATGGAGGAGGAGCAGCGCAAGGCCAGGGCGGAGAAGATCCGCCGCAACAAGGCCATGGACGCCGCCAACGGCGTGCGCCGCCAGTGGATCCAGGACCGGCTGCTGACCTCGGGCACCCGCCTCCCGGCGGTGGCCTGGCGCTCCAGGCTGCCGCTGTACCTCTTCCCGGTGCTGCGCTGGACCCACATGAGGGTGTCGTCCACCACCCTGGAGAAGGGCAGGGAGCGGCTGGCCTGCGACCTGCCCTCGCTGAGAGCGGTGCTGCCGACGGCGCCTGCCGCTGAGGTGGCCCTGCTGACCTTCGCGCTGGCAGCGATGGAGGGCTCCATCGAGAAGGACACCTGGACCGACACCAGAGGCGTGTCCGCCATGATGACCCGCCTGCACCTGCGCTTCCTCGAACAGCTCGGATACACCCTCTCCGACGTCGAGTCCGCCTACTGCCAGGACGTCGAGGACGCCACCGACGCCAGTGACCTGCACCAGGTCCCCGGCACCAAACCCACCACCAGGACGGACCAGGCCGAGGAGGGCCAGTCATGACACCAACAATGGCACCGGGGCTGAGGGCCACTGTATCGGCCGTGTGCCGGGCCGAGGACCTGACCGCAGCGATCAAGGCGGTCATCCCGCACACGGGTAAGGAGAAGGACGGAGGCGGGGTGGAGCGCGTCCGCGTGGTCGCCGACGCCGAGCGCATGCGCCTGGCCCTCATTGCGACCAACCGGCAGCGGGCGGCGGTCGCGCTGGTCCCGCTGCTGGAGGTCGACGACCCCACCGGGCTGGACACCGAGACGGACACACCCGAGGGCCTGGACTTCACCGCCCCGGCGCTGAAGGTCATCACCCAGGTGTTCAAGTCCACCGGCACCGATCGCCTGCGCCTGGACATCACCGCCCAGACCCTGCAGGCCACCGACGTCGACGGGCTCCTGGAGGGCCGCACCATCCGTATCCGCGCCCAGGGCGAGTACTTCGACGAGAGCGGCCTGGACCGCGTCGACGGTGTTGCCGCTGTGCTGCGCGTGTGCGCCGAGCCGATCGCCCAGGAGGCCTCCTTCCTGCTCCCCGAGGACCAGCTCGCTGCCTGGAAGGCCACGGCCACCGCCCTGGGCGGCCTGCCCCTGGTTGCCACCACGGGACAGCATCTGCTGGTGGCCTGCGGGGCGCTGGAGTCCATGATGGGCCTGACCGTCCTGGCCGCCGGCGACGCCTACGGCACCACCGAGGCGTCCCTGGGCGTGCCCGCCTACGACGGCCCCGCTGTTGAGGCCCTCATGGACCTTCTCCTGGATGGCACCCCGCCCGGCGGAGAGCCTGCCCGCGAGGCCGAGCACGCCCTGGTCACCGAGATCCAGAACTGGATCCACACCCAAACCAGCACCACCGAGACCTCCGGGAACACCGAGGACGCCGAGGGCGACGAGGGCGCTGAGGGCCCGTTCGGGGGTGACGCGGCATGAGAGTGCACCTGAGCATTGACGCCGACCTGTCCGAGGGCATGGAGATGACCGCGACCGCTCCGGCGCCCAGCGTTGACGCGACCAGCCGGGACGACGTCGTCGCCGGCCAGCGCCGTGAGGTCCGCGTGGTCTCCCAGATCCTGAAGATCATCACCAGCTACCTCGACGGTGACGACCTGGACCGTGACGGTATCGACGAGCTCACCGACCAGGGAGTCCAGTTCACCGCCCGTACCCTGCGCACACCGATGACAGGTGTCGCCGGCATCAGTGACGCGCCGGCCTGGTATGACCGGCAGCGGGACGGTGAGCTGACCGCCCTGGACCTCGTGTCCGGCCACACCTCGCCAGCCAACGGGCTGGTCCTGGTCGAGGTCTACACCGCCCAGGGGCATGAGGCGTGCCGTGCGACCACCCGCCTCCTGGGCGAGGAGGGCGTCACGTTCACCGAGATGTCCGCCGAGAGCCACCAGAGCCTGCTGCTCTCCCGGGGAATCACCACCACGCCGGCGGTCGTTCTGCGGGCGCCGGGGTCGGGGCGCATCATCACCTCCTGGCAGGGCCACCGCCCAGACCTCATCACCCGCTACCTCACCGACGACGAAGTCCCGTTCGGGGGTGACGCGGCATGAGGATCACTATCCGTGTCGAGCTCGATCACCAGGATGGGATCGAGGCGACCCTGACCGCTCCCTCCCAGTCCGTCGACGCTTCCTCGCGCTCCGACGTCGTGGCCACCAAGAACTGCGAGGTCGCCCAGGCATTCTCCTTACTGAGCTTCCTCGATGACGCCCTCCAGGGACGTGTCCGGGGCGGCGACTCCTTGGGGCAGTGGCTGCGTGACAACGGTATCCGGGTCGACTTCGGCCCACTCAAACCTGCTGCCCCCACAAGCCAGGTGCAGGAGGTGGCCTCATGAGCCCGGAACCTGTCTGGGAGGCGGTGATCCGCCTGGCCGCCAGTGACGTGCTGAACCTCAATGACTCGAGGAACCACTGGAGGTACACGGCGCCCAAGCGTCGGTTGATTCGCAAGCTCGCTGAACAGACCGCGAGGTTCTCTCATGCGCCGAGCCTTGAGCGAGCCCGTTTGGTGGTGGAGATTGCCTTCCCCGACCGCCGTCGGCGTGACCCCCACAACTACATGGCCACAGTCAAGCCCATCGTCGACGGCCTGGTCGACGCCGGCGTCCTGCCCGACGACGACGCCAAGCACCTGCTCGGCCCGGACCTGCGCCGCCACCCGGAGGTCACCAAGAAGCGTCTAGCCCAGCCCGTCTACGAGTTCCGCCTCTCCCTCTACGACCGGGGAGGCATCTCATGAGCACCACCTGGGCGCCGGTGACCTTCTACGAGATCCGTGTCGGCGACACCGTCAGGTCCCTGGATCACCGCACCGGCGAGGTGATCGCCAACGGCCAGGTAGACCACATCGTCCACTGCAAGGACCACGACCGGGCAGTCAACCACACCCTGGGCCTGCTGGCCCGCTCCGACTACCCCCACATCGAAAGGAGGACCTCGTGCCCACCAGCACAGGCCGTCGCGCCCGTCATGTCCTGATCGACTTCTCCTCCGGCCAGGTCCACTGCCGCTCCTGCGGCGCCGTCATGCGCCCCAGTGAGGGCATCACCAACGGCTGGCCGGCCTCAACCGTCCCCTACGGACGCGCCGGTGAGTGCAAGAGCTGCACCACCCCCTCCAGGGACGAAGGCAGCCCTACTGGCGAGGGGGAGGCTGCCGTCGCCGTCGAGCAGCCCCTCTCCCCCGCCAAAGCCGCTCCGACACCCAAAGCGGTTCCTCGGCGTCGACCGCGCCACCGTTTCGACTACCGGCCTCCGACGGAGAACCTCTGCTTCTCCTGCGGACGCCCTATCAACCCCCTCACCGGCGAGTGCCGGTGCTCCGACTGACCAGACAAGGAGAGATCCCTATGCCCACCTTCACCGTCGAAACCATCAGCGTTACCGAGGTCTGCCCCGGCGACACCGTCCTCGCCGGAGGGGTCCCCGAGAAGATCACCCGCGTCGCTGAGATCGATGCCACAGCGAACAACTTACTCATGATGGGCAAGTCCACCCGGATCCGCCTCTACTCCAAGAAGGACCTGATCGCCGAGGTTCCGCTGTCGACGACCGTGTGCAGGGTCGTCGAGGACGTGGCCTCCGTCCAGGAGGAGGACATCGAGACCATGATCGAGGAACGGGAACCCGTGGTCCCGGTTCGCGAGGAGGTCCTGCTCAACCTCAACAAGGCGCTGCTCGACCCGGATGATGACCACCAGGGCCTCGAGCACGCCGCTGAAGAGCTCGTGGACTCGGTGTCGGAGGAGCTCGGCCTCGTTGATGAGGCCAGCACGGTCGAGGTGCCTCGGGCGGTCATCAGCATGCTCCGCGACAACTACTACCGCGCGCAGCACGACAGTGATTACCCGACGGACTCTCTGCTCTGCGCCGTCGCTGTCGTCCTGGGGATGGTCAAGGAGAAGGCAGAGAAAACCGAGGAGGCTGGGGAGGCATGAGCGTCGTCGTCATCGTCGCGGCCGTGGTCGTCCTGGGCCGCCGCCTCGCCCACCACCGCATGAGGGAGCGCAGCTGATGTCCGGTGAGACCGTGCTGACTCTGGTCGGGAACCTCACCGCGGACCCCGAGATACGTTTCACGCCCTCCGGGGCAGCGGTGGCCTCCTTCACGGTCGCCTCCACGCCGCGTACCTTCGACCGCCAGGCCGGCGAGTGGAAGGACGGCCATGCCCTGTTCATGCGCTGCTCGATCTGGCGCGACGCCGCGGAGAACGTGGCCGAGTCGCTGACCAAGGGCACGCGCGTCATCGTCCAGGGCCGGCTGGTCCAGCGCTCCTACACCACCCGTGAGGGCGAGAACCGCACGGTGGTGGAGATGCAGGTCGATGAGATCGGTCCGTCCCTGCGCTACGCCAAGGCTCAGGTCACCCGCCAGCCGCGCGGCGGCGGCCAGGGCGGCGGCTTCGGCAGTGGCCAGGCCGACCCCACGGCCTTCGGCTCCGGCATCGGCCAGCCCCAGCAGCAGGCCCCAGTCCAGCCGCCAGCGGCCGGAACCTGGCAGGCGCCCCAAGGCGGCACCCCGAACGACCCGTGGGCCACGGGCGGGCAAGCAGCCTTCCGAGACGAGCCCCCGTTCTGAGTGGAGTCCCCATGAGACGCCATCGCGCTCGCGGCCGAGAGCCGCCCGGCGCCGTAGATGTCCTGTTGTTTTGTGAGTAGAGAGATCCCCGTTCCATGCCTTGGGCTCGTTTGACTGATACTGCGGCCACGCACCCGATCGTGCTGGCGGTCGCGGAGCACCCGGATGCCGATGACAGGTCGGTCAACGAGGTGTTCGGGTTCATGCTGCGCCTGGCGGCGATGAGCGCGCAGTACCTGACGGACTACGTGTTCTGGTACTCGTCCGCTGTGCAGATGGCCGGCTCGAAGTCTCAGGCCGATCACCTGCTCGAGCTGGCGGCCTTCGCCGGCTACGGGGTGCAGGACGTTGAGCCCGGATCCGGGAGACGCTTCTTCCGCCTGGTGGCGGATCCGGACTTCGTCCACATCAAGACCGCCGAGGAGGTCGCGTGGGAGCGCGACCGTAAGGCGAACAACGGGGACCTGTCGATCATCGTGCCGGTGCGCTGGCGCGATGGCGACGCGTGCCGCTACTGCGGGAAGGTCGTCAACTGGGCCGACCGCAAGGGCGGCAAGGGAGGCACCTACGACCATCGCATGCCCGGCCAGTCGGGAACGTGGCACAGCGAGGTCGTGGCCTGCCGCTCGTGCAACTCAATCCGGGGTAACGCCTCCAAAGGGCTGCCCCCATCGGAGGGAATGGCGGCGGCCGATCGCATCCGGCCGCTGCTGACTCCTCCGGACCGCCCGTACTACTCGCCCCGGACCCGTGAGTGGCTCAACAGCCACGCCGACGTCCTGGCGCTTCACGACATGCGCCCGCCCGAGCTCGCTGCGGAGGGGACCAAGCCTCTGCGTGCGGGTAGCGACGTGCGGACGTCCTCGCAGACCGTCGACGGAGTCGGGGCCGGCAGCCAGCCGCCCCGGCCTGGACCCGTCTCCACATCCCACCTGCCCGGCAGCCAGTCGGGCCAGGCAGCTCATCGCAGGCTCCCCGGACGCGCCGACAGCCAGTCGGACCGCGTTGGTCGGGTTGAGCCCCTCACCACCGGTGAGGAGAGGCCCGCCCCAGCGGCCGAGGCCTCCCGCGCGCCAGACACGTTCCCCAGCCGACCTGCCAGCCAGGCAGGGATACGGCCGGGTCGAGCGCCCCAGCTCCACTGGGGCAGGCCGTCCAGCAGCCAGCTGGGCAGCCCGTCAGCGCGCGGTGATGATGAGGTACACGTGGAGACGGTTGACCCTGCCGGCGGGCCGCAGGACGCCGCACGCGCAGGCCCTGGGGCGCGGTCGACTCCCTCGATCTGTCCGGATCTGCCAGATCAGGTCAGATCCGGACAGATCGAGACAGATCCGCCGGGTACGGAATCTGGATATGCCGGGTCGGGTAGGGACGGGCAGGGACGGGCCTCGGGTCCTGGG